ACCTATTACCAAAGTAGACCTACCCACCGCCGCTAGGTGTATAGAACTAGCCAACAGAGTTATTACTAATGAGGAAGGGCTTCGCTTAAGACGCCTGGAATTGGAGCAGCAAGATATTCCTACAGGAATGCCATCTACTCCTGAGAATACTACTACAGTATCTAGTGGACCAGTTATACAGATTGTCCACAAGAAATCTGCAAAAGAGGAACTTGAATAATGCCACCTGGCAGGAAACGAAAAGAGTACAAACCAGAGGATTGGATGGTATACCCATGGCCAGATCCACCTTCTGGAGACCTTGATGATTATGGACCTACTCCTATGCAAGAGGAAGTCTTTATTTATCATAAAGAACCATGGGAGCGTCCCCACTACCACACCTTAGATATTGTTCTGTTCATTGGAGGAGCAGGCGGGGGCAAGACTATCTGTTCTATTGCTAATGCTATCGAACTAGCTATTACATTTCCTAAGTGTAGCTTAGTTGTAGCGGGTAAGAACATGCCACTACTTAAAAGAAATGTAGTTGACAAGTTTGGAGAAAGACTATCTTGGACTTCCCCAGAAGGCATTGAGTATCCCTGGCAGCACCCTATGATTATGAGGGCTCCTTCTGAGAAGTCACCCTTTTGCCAGTTTATAAATGGTTCCAACATACGCTTCCTTAATATTGATGACCCTGCTATCGTTAGAGGATTTACAGCAGATGCCTTCATTATTGAAGAGGTTAACCTTATGGAGGGGGCCTCCCTCAAGGAAATGTTTAGACGTTCTAGAGGTATGGCACTTCCTGTAAGACAGTTTGTACTTAATATGAACCCCACAGGTAAACAAGATTGGGTTTATGATATGTTTTGCCTTAAGCAGTTCAGGAATGAATATGATGGACCTCCCATTCCTATTGGTGAGCCTTGTGAGTGCCAGTTCTGCCATGTGTGTGATGGTGCTGGCTTAGGTCACTTTGAGTGGGAAGGAGGAGACCGTAAGTATGGTCCTGAGGGGCAGTTCTATGAGTGGGTAGATGCTACTTGCTCTAATCCTGAGTGTCCTACTCTTCTAAAGAAAGGACAACCTCAGAAGAAAATTAATCCTTGCCCAGGTAACCAACATTATTACAGGGTAGTTAGGTCAGCTTCTATAGATAACCCCCACCTCCCCTCAGACTTTGCTCAGCTTCAAAGGGGTGCCCTCTCTGCTGAGGAGTATGCTACCTATGTAAAAGGGGAAATTGTAGACCTCAATACAGGATATATCTACAAAGACTTCTCTAGTAGTAATGTCAAGCCAACAGAGTTTAATCCCGATGAAGACATTCTCTGGACTATGGACTTTAACTTTGACCCTATGTGCTCCCAAATATGTCAAGAAAGAGTAGATGGAGTTCATGTAGTAGACGAATTTACTATTTGGAATGCTGATGAGAAGGATGTAGCTCATGCTTTCTGTAAGCGCTACAAGGGCTATACAGGAACTGTATGGCTGTATGGAGACCCTAATGGTCTTAATACTTCTCGGGCAGACTCCAATAAAACTTCCTTCAAGGTTATCTATGACATTCTAAAATTAAATGGATTTGAAGTCAGGATGGGTATGCAGAAAGTTAAGGGACAAACTCTTATCCCTATCATTACTAGAATCAATAACCTCAAAGCTATTATTAAGAATGCTGAGGGGGTCTGTCGAGTCTTTGTAGATCCTAAGTGTATAAATCTTATTGAGTCCTTAAAGCATAGTAAGTGGAGAGAGGTAGGAACCTCCCCCCATGAGGATGAATATTGTGATGAGGTAGCTAAAGAGAACCCTAGGAGAAGAGAGCAAGCAGTACTTATGACTCACCCCCAGGCAGCCCTCGGTTACTTAATTACTAAACGCTTTCCTCTTATCCTACAAAAATCTGGAGTAAGGTTCCTTGATAGTGCTGAGAAGACTGTAGTAGCTGAACCTCAAGCTAAAGAGCTTAAGATTACAAAGAAAACTACTATAGATTACCTTAAAGAGCAAGAGGACCCTAACCGCCCTCGCTCAATAGGCTCATTTATTCCTGGACTTAATAGGAACTCTATTAAGGAAAGACTTGCTTATGAGGCAGCCCAGGGGGAAGAAAAACAAAGACTCCAAAGAGAATCTCTAGAGAAATTCTTTGGAGGAAGCTCTTGATAGAATTTTTATTGAATTTAGGTCTACTTTTAGGAGATTAATTACCCAATGGCCCTTCCCACTGCACGTCAAAATCTAGTAGGTTGCCAGGTTACATCAGCGGATCTGGCCTTGGCAGTTGCCTCCTCAGCTAACGTAGCCACTCAAACCTCGGCTACCATCCTGGATGAAGCACCTCGCTCCACTATGGTTCTTGTTACTATCGCCTCTGGTACTTTGGTACTGGATGCCAAAATTGGTACTGGCACTATTGCCAACCCAGGCTCGTCTCCAACTGATACTTATACCCTTAGTGCTAGCTCACTGAGAGGATATGTTAAGTTTGATACTACCTCATCTGACCTCAATTGGGCAGTAAAGCTCACCTCGACCGGTGCCCTTGTCACTAGCTTCGCAGTTATTGACCTTGGTAAACTGTCAACTGGTGAAGACTCCATCTCAGTTGGTGCTGGTCAACTTGGTTTTGACTCAGCAGTTAATGGTGATGGTTCTGGAGCCTTCTCAATCGCTGTCTAGTTTCCTTGAAACCTCCAAGCAAGATGCCTTCCTCCGGGGAGGCTTTTTGTTTTAGGTAAAATTTTGGTTGAGTTTAGATAGAAGGTAAATCTGTGGGAATATTTAGAAAGCTTGCTCAAATTCCTAATAATTTCCTATATAAGTATGGTTATAGGTCCTTAGCTGAGTATAAAATCAAACAGTTAGACCCAAAGGACCAGCAACAAGGCAAGCAATATCTAGCTAAGCTTACCACCCTTAACAATATTGCAGACCCTGAGGTAGGCTTTAGAGTCCTTCAGGAGTTTGATAAGTTCTGTGAGCGTACCAATTTAGCAGAAACTACTAAGGCAATTAAGGCTAGCAAGACTGTACCCTCTAACTTTTACTCTCCCCAGGATGCTGGATATTTTGGAACCCGCCCCCAAGGTTCTAAGATATGGTCCTTATTTGCTAACCCTTTTGGTGTCTTTGCTTATTGTGATGAGCAGTATGGCACTGTAGGTAGATGCTTTGACTTAGTTAGGGAGACTATCACAGCTGATGGCTTTGCTTTAAAAGGTAAGGAAGGTGTCTCAGAAGAGAAGCTCATTGAGTATTATAAAAGACTAAGTGCCTTAGATATAGAAGAGCTTTGGGTAGAGTTTGCTATCCATAATATGGCTTTTGGTAATTTCTTTGGACTGCCCCACTATTCTAAGCGTAATAGGGTGCTAAAGAAGTATGAAATTCTTTACCCACCTCGCCTCTACCCTAAATTTAACAAAGCTACTTATGAGATTGAAGAATACCAATACACAATTGGTAGGCTCTCAATGTTTTATGATGTCAGTGAAGTAGACCATGCCATGCACGCTTCTCTCTTTGGAAAGCAGCTAGGACCGCCCCCGCTTCTATCTTGTATAACTGAGATTGAAACTGCTCTTATGACTATTGCTTTCAATAACAATGTCATGCAGAAAGGGGGTCTGGTAGGAAAGATTGTAGCACTAGAGGCTCAAGCAGGAGATGATATTAACTCATCTATATCTTCTGATTGGCAAGCTGAGGTTCAAGCCTCTCTCAGCTATATACACTCAGGAACTAAGGCAGGACAGGAGCTTATAGCTCTTACTGGGGTTAAGGATGTCCATGACATTACTCGCCCAGGGGAGATTGAGGCTAACTACCGTGAGAGCCGTCCTGAGATAGATAAGAGAGTCTGCACAAGACTAGGTATCCCTTCTGAGAAGATAGGCATTCCTCGCTCCTCAGCAGTTCAGTATCAACCCTCCCTTGTTGAGAACGTAATTAATGCTGAGTTTGATAGGACTATCAACTCCTATACAACTAAAGCAGCTCGCTTCTTTAATAGGAAGCTTCTTCAGGAAAAGCTAGGTATCTATGATGCTGTGCTTGTACCTGCTGGTAGGTATGGAGCTATGACCTTAGCTGCCGCTCAGTCTGTTAAGGAATTAGCTGGTGCTGGTCCTATGACCACTGTTAATGAAGCTAGAACTCAAATCCTAGGGTGGGCTCCCTTGCCTCCTAATGATCCTAGAGGTAATCAAGTTCTTGATGTGTCTCCTAATAGAGATCCTGAGGCGGTAGCTGCTGCTATTGCTCCTGAGAGCATAGATCCTGAACTAGAGGCAGATAAAAGTCTAGGTAAAATTCAGGAAGGTAATTGTTTATTCATTAAGTTTGGAGCCAATGGTGGAGAAATCAGTACAGAAGGACCCGTCACTATTTGGACACGAGTTCAAGAAAAAGATTAAAAAGCTCTCTAAGAAAGAGCTAGATTCCTCTGTAGTTGTAGTCATTAAAGAGGAAAGGGAGAAAAAGGATGTCAAGTAACGCTCAGGTTCTCCTTCGTAATTGGACCATCGCTCCTAGCGCCTCCACTTTTGTTACTACTAACATGGAAGATGTTAAGTATTGCCGCCTTGGACTTGAGGTAGGTTATGCTGCTACTGGTAGCTCTACTGGAGTTACTTGTACTATCTACACAGGCATAAACTCCAGTCCTATCTTAGAGGGAGCCTCAGGAGGGCTACCCCAGATAGTAACTCCAGCTGCAATTCCTCAATCTCCTGGAACCTTTCCCTTCTTTGGGGATAACTCCACTAACTCTGTAGTTCTCTCTACAATCACTCCTAGTGCTACTGCCGCTCAAACTAAACGCACAATGTTTTACCTAGACTTTCCTCAAATAAGAATGGGCGGGCTAGTTCAATATGTTCTTGTTAATACTGATGCTGCTAATACTGCTACTGTGAGCTTCTACGCAGACATATCGTAGGAGTTTGCTAAATGAGCCAAATTTACGGATACCCAGGTTATAGTGGTTCTTCTGGTGGCAGTGGAAATACTGTCTATGCCGGGGGTGGACTTTCGTATAGTACTAATCCTGATGGTACGCTAACCTTTTTTGCATCAGGATCATATATCACCTACCTCTACGACCCCTCAATTGTAGGGTCAGTTAAGCTCATAGAGGGTAATAATGTAACTTTAGTACGTTCTGCTACTGGACTCACCATAAATGCACAAGTAACAGGCTCTGGAGCTACCTCTTCAGGTTCTTATATTGTAGGAACTACTGAAGCCTCCCTCCCTAATAGCTCAGTAGCTACTGAGGGAAATGGCATATCTATTTCTGTAACTCCTGGAGGTAATGCTACCTTTGGGGTGTCCACTGCTATCACAGGAGCTAACGTAGTTACTTGGGATAGTGGAGATACTATCTTTACTAACCGCCGCCAGCTCATCATAGGTAATGGACTAAATGCTACTTATGGTGCCAATACCCTTACCTTGGCAGCTACAACCCTAGGAACTGTAACCTCCGTAGGACTTCTATTACCTACTGATACTTTTAGTATTTCTAATTCTCCTGTAACAGGCTCTGGAACACTTACTGGTAGTTTTAATTCCCAGTCTCCTACAGCATTCCTAGCTGGTCCTTCTGGAGGTTTTGGTACACCTCTCTGGAGAAGAATGGTTGGGGCTGACATGCCTTTAGCTGCTGGCTCAAATATAACCTTTACTCCTAATGCCACTGGTGGAATCACTATTGCTAGCACAGCTAGTGGTGGAGGTGGAGGTAGTGTTACTGCTGTCTCAGCGCAAAGCTTAAGTCCTTTATTTACAGTCAATGTAACTAATCCTACAACTACCCCAGATATTGCCTTTACTTTAGTTAACCAGGCTTGTAGTACAGTTTATGCTGGTCCTGTTAGTGGAGCTAATGCTGCCCCTGACTTTAGAGCTTTAGTTGCTGGTGACATCCCTACCCTTCCCTTCTCTAAGATCTCAGGTACTGTGCCTGTAAGTCAGGGAGGCACTAACCTAACAGCTACCCCTGCCAACGGGCAACTTCCAATTGGTAATGGTACTGACTATACTCTTGCAACTATTACTGCTGGAACTGGAGTTCAAGTTACTAATGGCTCAGGTACTATCACAGTAGCTGCAACTGGAGCCTTAGGTGGCACAGTTACCTCTATAGACCAATCAGTTCCTGCTGCACTGCTTACTATTGGTGGAACTCCAATCACTACTGCTGGTACTCTAGCAATAGGATTAACTACTGCTGCCTCTGCTCAATTCTGGGCAGGCCCTACTTCAGGAGCTGCTGCTACCCCATCCTACCGCTCTATAGTAGCAGGGGACCTCCCAAGCTCTGTAGTTACAAGTGTTGGTAACTTATCTCCCATCTTCACCTCTAGCATTACTGCCCAGGTCTTGAGTTTTGCTCTTAGTTCTGTAGCTAGTGGGGCTTTCCTAGCAGGACCAGCGACTGGAGCATCCACCTCTCCTACATATAGAGCCATTCAAGGACAAGACCTTGGAGCTATTGTAGCTGGCTCAAATATCACTATTACCCCTGTAGGTAATACAATATCTATTGCCTCCGCTGGAGGAGGCGGGGGGCTGACTGCCTCTACTATTGCTACTAGTGCTACTGCCTCAGTTAACACAGTAACTTTTGTTTCTCTAGCAACTAGCAATGTTAATATAACTCTTCCTTCTTCTGCAAGTCAAGGAGGAAAAGAAATATTGATAAAAATCATAGCAAATGCAGTTCCACCTAATACTTTAACTATCAACGCGACTGCAATCAATGGTTCTGGAACTATGGATGGAGATGCTACTCTCTCAAGCCAGAACGTATGGGACGGGTATCGCTTTATAAGTGATGGAACTAACAATTGGAGCCAATTTGCCTAAGGAGGCTTCATGGTTTATAACAAATTTAAGCGTCCTGAGTATGGTGGAGAGGATAATGCCTCCGCGCCTTATGGTAACTTCTTTGGTACTGGAAGAGATGGCAATTATACTGTATCTTCCAATACTACATTGCTTAGTGCTAATGATGATACCTCTATCTATGAGTCTCATTTCCAGTCCCTTACTGTGAATGTATCTACTACTTTATCTTTAGGCTTTAGACGTAGAGCTTGGATTATCTATGTCCAAGGTGACTGCACAATAAACGGGTCTATTACTATGGTACTTGGAGCTAGTGCTGTAGCTTCTAATGCTTGTGTCATTAGACGCTCCCCCACTCAAGGTCTTACTGCCCTCACTGAATCTGCCTCATCCACAGCTAGTTTTACTTTTACTGTTCCTGTAGCTGGAGCTGCTGGAGGAACTGCTGTAGCAGGATCTAATACTAATGGTAATGCGGGAACTGCTGGAACTAATGGTGGTACTGGTGGAGGAGCTTCTGGGGCCAATATTTCTAATGGCTCTGGAGCAGGATCTGCTGGTACTGCCTACTCTGGCGGAACAGGTGGTGGAGGCGGATCTCAGACAACCCCAGCTGCAACAGCTGGAACCTCCAATGGAGGTGCTGGGGGTGTTGGAGGAGGAAATGTTACCGGATCTAATACAGGTGGAGGAGCAGGTAATCCTGGAGGAGCTGGTGGGACTGCCCCAAATGGTACCTCAAGTTCTGGAAGCACAGGAACTGGTGGAGTAATTATATTAATTGTTGGGGGAAACCTAACAATAGGTGGATCTGCTGTAATCTCTGCAAATGGATCTGCTGGAGGAGGAACTTCAGGAACTGGTTCTCAAAATGGAGCTGGAGGAGGCGGATCTGGTGGAGGGAGAGTTATCATTCTCTACGCAGGGACCTTATCTAATTCAGGTACAATTCAAGCTAATGGCGGATCTGGTGGTGTCTCTTCTGGACACATTAATGATAATAATGGGGGAGCTGGAGGCGCTGGTTCTATAACTTCTCCAACCCTAATTCAAAAAAGGTTGGTAGGATAATGGTCTACTCTAAAATAAAGAGAATACCTTTTGGAGGAACTGGACGCCAATCTATTAATTGGTATGGTACTGGCTCAGATGGAGTTCTTAACACTACAGGAAATACTACTCTAGGATCTGGTAATGATGATACAACTTCCTATGTAGCTAATTTCACTTCCTTAACTATTAATAGTGGACATACACTTACTATTGCTGGTCGCCGCCGCGCCTTTGTAATTTATGTTCAAGGTGATTGTACTATAAATGGTAGTTTAACAATGGCTTTAGGAGCATCTGCTGTCGCCTCTGTTATTAACCTAAATCGCTATGATGTTAATGGACTTACAGGCTCTATATATGAACCTGCTGGTGAAGTTAACTTTACAGTTCCTGCTGCTGGTTCAGCGGGAGGAGCAACTCAAACATCTGGAGCAGGTAATGTAGGAATAGCTGGAACTGGTGGAGGTACTGGTGGAGGAGGCTCTGGTGGAAAAAATGCCTCGTCTGGTAATGGTGGAGCAGGAGCTGCTGGTACAGCCTACTCTGGAGGTTCAGGTGGTGGAGGTGGAGGACAATCTGCCGCTGGTACTGCTGCTGGAACCAACGGAGGCTCTGGAGGTAATGGTGGAACGTCTACTGCAAATAATGCAGCTGGTGGAGGAGCTGGTAATCCAGGTGGTACTGGTCAACAAACAGGTGTTACAGGAACCTCAGGAACTGGCGGAACTCTAATTCTCATGGTGGGTGGAAGCCTTACTATTGGGGGGTCAGCTGTTATTTCTGCTAATGGTTCTAATGGTGGTGGTGGGTCTGCTTCTAATAATAACACAGGAGGTGGAGGTTCTGGAGGAGGACGAGTCATAGTTCTTTATTCTGGCACTCTTTCTAACTCTGGAACTACCCAAGCTAATGGTGGAGCTGGTGGAGTAACTAGTGGTGGAGCAGGTCAAAATAATAATGGAGGAGCAGGAGGGGCTGGGTCAGTAACTTCTCCAACTAAGACAGGTTAATTATGGTTTACGAAAAGAAAACATCTAGATTATATAATGGATCAAGTACTAATAGCTTGTCATACTTTGGCACAGGTCTGGATGGGGCATTAACTGTATCTGCTAGTGCTACTGTTGGGACTGGTAATGATGATACAGCTGTTTTAGTATCTAACTACACCACTCTTACTATTAATAGTGGACAAAGCCTTACCCCTGGTGGTCGTAGAAGAGCTTGGATTATCTATGTTCAGGGAGACTGCACAATTAATGGTTATGTTGCAATGGCCTCAGGAGCTTCAGCAGTTGCAACTCAAGTAGAGATTGTAAGAGATACTCCAGACGCTATTTTTGGGATTAATAATCTTAATAAAGTTGTACAGTATACGTGCCCTGCTGCTGGAGGTGCTGGTGGAGCAGGGAGAACTACTGATGCCCCTGGACTTCCCGGCACTGCCGGAACCAATGGTGGAACAGGTGGTGGTGGAGCTGGAGGTGCTCAAGGAGAAGGCTCTTCTGGTTCTGGTTCAGCAGGTACTGCTTATTCTGGAGGCTCCGGTGGCGGTGGAGCTGGTGGAAATGCAGGTAGTAATGCTATAGCTAATGGTGGAGCAGGTGGGGCAGGAGCTACTGGAGGAAGAGGAGCTGGTGGAGGCGCAGGTAATCCAGGAGGTGCCGCTGGCTCAGCATCTGGAAGTACAGCAGGTACTAGTGGAACTGGTGGAAATATTATCTTAATAGTAGGTGGAAATTTAACAATTGGTGGTTCAGCAATTATTTCTGCCAATGGATCTGCTGGAGGGTCTGGTGGAGCTTTAACATCCTACCCAGCTGGAGGAGGAGGATCTGGTGGAGGGCGTGTAATTGTACTTTATTCTGGTACTTTAACTAATTCGGGAACTATTCAAGCTAATGGAGGTGCTGCTGGTACATCCTCATATGAACCTGGAGGAGCTGGTGGAGCAGGGTCTGTAACTTCTCCTACCCAAGTTAGCTAAACTTATGGTACAATAATTACCATGATTGAAGAGAGGACCAATTATGATTAACAAGTATCCAGAATACAATATAGAAACATTAAAAATTCTTTTATATAACTCTGGTGATGCAAAAAGTAGAGAGTTTTTGACTACTATTCCAGCAGATGCTTGGGCAACATTTAGTCATGTAATTGACTGGTACAATCCAGCACATTATGATTTAACTCAATGGTATCTAGATAATTGTCATTTCCCTTCTATGTCTAGTTTTCCGTGTATTTTAGTAGGAATGCCTAAGTCCAAAACTTTTTCAGATATTGATGAGGTTATCTTACTGGAAGGTAAAGAAGGGTGCAGCCCTACCTATAAAGACTTTATGGATGAATCAGATGGTGCTTTAATTTTGAGTATTGTATCCGCAGTTATGCAGACTGAGAGCTACAAGCTATCACACATTCGCAAAGCTATTCTGCTGGATTCTACAATAGATATCGGATGTATTTCTGTTTTAAGTAGTGCCAAAACTGTGGAAGAGATCAAAATTATCTATTCAAGGCTTGCTCAAGAAGGTAAGCTAAAGAAAAACACAGAGGTTATTACAAGTATAATGGAAGAGACAGGGGTATCTTTAAATGAGTCAATTTCTCTCAACATTCCAAAAGAGAAGGTTTTAATGCCTAGACCAAATCCCCCTTTACTACGACTTAAAGAGGTGGGAAATGGCGAAGTTTAAAAATCTTGAGGGTAGGGTATTAGGCAACCTTACTATAATTAAATATATTGGAAATAGGGAATATTTATGTGAATGTTCCTGTTCTGTAAAGCAAATATTTAAATCCTCAGTACTTCAACACTCAACTAAACATCCCACTTCTTGCTCAAATTGTGCAAGATTAAGAGAAACAGCCAGAAAAAAGAATAGTAAATCCTCATTAGGGAGAAAGTCTTCTAGAGAGATAGACATAATAGGGAATAAATATGGAAAATTATTTGTCCTAGGTAAAAGTCAAAAACGAACAAACAATAATCGCCCTTTGTGGGATTGTATCTGTTTTTGTGGCAATTTAACATCCTGTAGATCACATGATCTGAGGTCTGGAAAAACTTTAAGTTGCGGTTGTGGGTCTTTAGGAGAAAATAATCATAATTGGCGAGGAGGAACAACAAAACTTGAAGGCTATATACGTACTCTTCCTCAATATCAAAAATGGCGTTCTAGTGTATATAAAAGAGATAAATATACTTGTCAGATGTGTTTTAGCCAAGGTAAAACACATCTTCATGCTCACCATATAATATATTTCTCCAGTATTCTTAAAAACAATCATATTACTACTTTAGATGATGCTAAATCTTGTAAAGACTTATGGGATATAAGCAACGGTATAACCTTATGCGACGATTGTCATAGGTATACCCATAAAAGAGCCAAGAAGGAAAAGGTTCCTTATGCTAATGTAATGAATTACATTCTTGAGTCTATTATGTCTTTGGAGGGAGTTACTACTGAAGTAATCTCTAGATTTAATGTGTGCAGGTCTGTTCATCAAATGAAGTTAATGCATCAAAAGCTTGTAGCTGAGGGTATCTTTATCAAGGACCAGTCTCTTATTGAGAATATTAAGCAAGAGACAGGGGTAGACTTTGGTGAGATTATAAAGTTAAAGGCTATAGAACAGCCTGCCCCGCTTCCTGCTAACTTTAATCGTAATAGGTAAACTTTTAGTATGTCATATATTCTCTACAGTTCTCTAGAGTCCTTGTCACGTAGCTTTATAGCTACTGAAAACCTTGCCGGTTTTGATTTAGTAGACTGGCCTAAAGGTGATAGAGGGGATCTTGTGTCTAAAGGCATTAGTCCTTCTTCCTTTCCAGCTGTTGCATACTTATTGCCAGCTAACGTAGCTATGCCTGAATTATGGGTTGTTATTTCAGCAAGTAGTATAGCAGAGGCAGAGGCTACTAGAGATGCTATGATAGTTGAGAGAGCGGAGTTAGCTCAAGAACTACCTCCCCTTCCAGTTAAGCCAGACTATCTTAAGTTTCTTTACCTTTTATCTGTAGACCAAACTCTTCCTCTAGAGATAATTCCTTTCCTTGCTATATGGAAGGCAGACCCTTCAGGGTTACTAGATGACCAACAGCGTTATGGCTTCTGGGCTAAGATGACAGGACCCAACAAGGCTTACTTTGTTACAGATTCTATGATTCAAACCATACAAAGTTATGCAAATCTTTGTAATGTACAACTTACTCCACCAAAGGAATAATCTATGGGCTTCTGGCACAATTTTGTATCTATGTTTAAAAATCCCGAGGTTCCTGCCATCTCTAAGAAGGTGGTAGCTGTAAGAGGAGAGACTCGCCCAGGCTTCCTTGAGCTTCATTTAGGTATCTTTGATGCTAAGGGAATCCCTACTGCTGACCCAGGGGAGGTAGTATTTCTTCCTATTAATCCAGCTATGCGCCCTACAGCTAATAGAATTATGGCAGGAATAGAGACAGAAGAAGATACCAAAGTTATTGAATTAGCCTTAGCAAATATGGTATAGTATTTATTAAGAGCCTGCCTACCCGCCTACCACAAGAAGTCCCTCAGAAATGGGGGATTTTTTGTTGAAAGGTAAAATTCCTAATGAGTTCTTGGCATTAGGAGCAATATGAATAAAGAAGTTCTTGAGAAGTTACTTCAGATTAGTAAGGAAACTTCCCCCCAGGACCTTTGGGATCAAGTTAAGAAGATTGAAGAAGCCATTGGCGGCTCTCTTGAAGAAGTTGAGAATTTAGAAGACCTCCTAGTAGCTATGATTAGTGAAGAAGCAGCTGAGGTTGAGGATGATAAGTCTTTTGACTATGAGCAAGCTGCTGAAGTAGCTAAAGCTAAAGGTCTCTTTCCTGTGGAAGGTGACTTAGTTAAGAAGCGCCTAGGGCTTCAGTTTGCTAATAAGTCTGTTGATACTGTAGCTACTAAAGGAGCTAAAGGTAAGTCAAAAGGTGAGGATTATTTCCCTACCCCAGAAGAGCTTGCTCTTATTAATAAGTACACCAACGTAGACTTTGCCAAAGAAGAAGTAATGGTATTTAGTCTTGTTTCTGCTGACCAGAATGTAGATAGAGCTGGAGACCAGTTCACCTCTAAGGGTCTTAAGGACATGGCTGATATGTCTCCAGACAAGCCTTACCTTATGAACCATGACTGGGAGATTGGCTCTGTTATGGGCAAAATCTTTGACGCTAAGGTAGCTAATAAGCAACTTCAGCAGAAGGTTTATGTCCCTATTCGTGAGAACACTAAAGACTTTATCCAGGGAATGCTTGATGGACTTTACAACAAAGTCTCGGTAGGCTTTGCCATGAACCCTAAGGATTATGTTTGCTCTAGCTGCCAAAAGTCTCTTTACTCTATGGAGTGTTCTCACTACCCAGGAGGTAAGGACAAAGAAGGCAAACCTATTATAGGTATCATTCGTGGAGTTAAAGATTACTTTGAAATCTCTAATGTAGCTGTTCCTTGTCAACCCGCCGCTGGCATTAGACGTTCCTTGGAGCAATCAGAAGAAGTCCTTGATAAAATTCTTGATGAAACTAATCCTAATGGAGAAGCCCCTGTGCCTGAAGTAAATAAAGAAGCTGAAGCACCTGCTGAAGAAGTAAAAGAAGTAGTTGAAGAAGCTGCTCCTGCTACTGAGGAAGTAGTTGAAGAAGTAGTTGAAGAAAAGGCTGTTGAGCCTGCTGTAGATCCTCTTAAGGCTATGGTCAAAGAACTTGGCGCTACTATTGCTGCCGAGATCGCTTCGTCTCTCAAAGAAGTTATTGCTGAACTCAAAGCTACTGTCCAAGAAAAGGTAGAAGCTGACAAGTCAGTTGAGGATGAATCTACTGAAGAGATTGCTAGGAAGCTAGCTAAATCTTCTATAGATTCTAGTACCTCAAATCCTGCCGACCCTGCCCCCGATTACAGCAAGAGTGGTTGGGCTGCTTATCTTGTAAAAGCTGTTAGCAACCAACCCAAGTAATTTTCCTAAGGAGGAAAGAACTTAAAATGAAAAACTCATTCGCAGAAAGCTTCGTGAAGACTGCAAATGCCTCTGACGGGAATGCTGGGGCAGCCCCAGTAAAATCAATGATTGAGCAAATGTCTGAACTCTACGGTAGTGAAGTCGCTACCAAGATTGTACAGAATGTTATGGCTCCAGCCCTGAAGAACATTGGTACAGTAGATATCGTCCCTCTTCGTGTTGTTGACCTTCCTGATGCTATTGCTATGCAATACAACGCAGAAGCTCGCTTCCTGGATTGGCTGGTACAAAAACCAATCAGACAAGTCACTGATTATCAACTGAAGATCTTAGAAGAAAGAATTGGTACTCAAACCTCCTCTCTCTTTAACTTGGATACCTTGACCCTGCCAAACGCAGTTCAAGCTTCCTACGCTCAACGCTTCAACACCTTGACCTGTACTGGTGACACCATCACCATCTCATTCTTGGCTGAGAATATCAACTCTCTTCAAAATAACTTTGGTGTTAATTTGTTTGAGAACCAAGTTGCTATGGAAGCAGTAAGAATCCGTAGAACCAAGAACCAAACCCTCTTGGCTAACGTAGAGGTCATTGCTGAAACTCCTCCTGTTGTTCCTCAACTGGGTGGATTCATCACTCGCTCCACTAACGGTCCTATCTCTGCCTCGGGTGGTAACCTTACCAATGCTTTGATTCAACAAGGTATCAACCAAATCGCTACTTACTTTGGAAGTATGGGTCAATTGGCTCTCTTCTGTGGTAAGAGTCAGTTGGCTGTAATTAGAGACTTGATGATCAACCGCTTCCCTGGTGAAACCTCAGCAACTCACTTGCAGTTGATGAGAGAAACCCTGGCTGCTGTAGGTCAAGAAGCTCGTGGTCTTATGACCAACGTAGTTTATAGTCCCTACCCAGGTGCCTACCTCCCAGTTTACTATGATCAAGACATGCCAGCCAACACTGCTATTCTCTTCAAGACTGATGAAGGCGCAGCACCAAGGCTTGCTCAAATGAGCTTCGATGGAAGTAACTCTGGACCTTTCATTGCCATGAGACCATTTGCTCCTATGTACTCTCAAGCACTCGTGTTTGACCTGTACTCGTTGCATGACCCCTTGGTGGAAGGTCGCGTACTCTTCCAAAATGTGGCCTAGTACCAAGCTAAATTAAAAGTCAAGCCCACCAGGAAACTGGTGGGTTTTTCTTATCTACTGTTTTAGCTTGATAAAATAGATGTAACAAATGCTAATTAAAGGAGTTTAATTTTAATGGCAAAATGGGCTATACAATGCTACCGTCCTAATATGGTTATTATGGATAGTATGCGTGATCCTCTTAGTAAGGATCTTAAAGAACATAGCAATGATCGTGACTACATTGCCACCCACCGGGAGAGTAAGGATCACAAGCGTCCTGCCCTTTCCTGGGCTTCCCTGGACCTCACCCCAGAGGAAATGGAGAACATGGTAGTTGCTAGGGCTAATGCTGAAGGTCTCTTCATGACTGAAGACCCTGTAGAGGCTTACTTGATTGTGAAGGAGCTTGAGAAAGCCCTCCCAGTCAATGCAGAAGACCTTAAAAAGTCTAGGGTTACCTATAAGGTAGAACCTTTGTCTGATCCTATTCCCACAAAGGAGCAGATTGATAAGCTCTTGCGTGAAAGGTCTGCAAAGAAAGCTAGCTAGTTTCTAGGTAATATGCTACTATAAGAGAGTCTTCCTAAGAGGGCTCTCTTTTATTATGAAATCTAAAGATGTTATAGCTAAACTTCAGAAGTTAGACCCTTCAGGGGAGATTGAAGTTTTTGTTGACAATGAGGATATCTTTACTATAGACAGTGAACCATCTTACTATGATGGTACTCCTACCCTCCTTATTAGAGATAAGAGTAAAGAGCCCTATTATGATATTCTAGGTACTAACTTTACTAGAGACCTTCCCCAGGGGAGGAAAATCAACATTAATACACTAGAGTGGTGGCAAATTCTTTCTAATAATCCTGAGGCTCTTATGCTTTGTGATGGAGAGGATAGATACTGGCTGAACTCTATGTATAGTGAGTACCGCCAAGCTGTGCGGGATAAGGACTGGAAAAAGTGTGATGAGATTATAAACCGTGGCTAGTATACTTTTGATTGGAGATTCAGGCTACATAGGTAGCCGCCTTCGCCCCCACCTTGAAGATGAAGGTCATATAGTTGATGGCTTTGACAGAGGCTTCTTTGCTGAGTATGGAAGCTCTAGTTGTGATTATAGGCACCTCCCGCCCTCGGTTATTCAAACTTATAATGTAGTTATCCTCCTAGCAGGGCACTCCTCTGTCCCTATGTGTGAGTACGATTTCCAGGGAAGTTTCTCTAACAACGTAGTTAACTTTCAGAATCTAGTTTACAAACTTAGGGATGACCAAACTTTCATCTATGCCTCCAGCGGCTCTGTTCTAAGTGCGGGTGATGAGCCTCTCTGTCATTATGATTTCCAGAAGAGTACTATAGATAAGATAGCTAGGCTTTCAGGTAAGAGATATTATGGTCTACAGTTTGGTACTGTATGTGGCTATAGCCCTGCCCCCCGCCTTGAGCTTATGATTAACTCTATGTTTATAGATGCCGTAACTCATGGAGAGGTGAGGGTAAGCAATCGTAATGCTTATAGAGCTATCCTTGGAATGTCTGATCTTGTAAGATGTATAGCTAGGATAGTAGACAGCCCCCCAGAGCCTGGGCTATACCCTCTTGCCTCCTTTAGTTACCCTATTGGAGCTATAGCTGAGCTAGTAGCTGCTGAGACCGGAGCCAAGGTAGTTACCCTTCCTGCTACTGGTCCTTGCTATGATTTTGAAATAGACACCTGGAAGTTCCAGCAAGCCTACCCGCGCTTTAAATTTAAACAAGATGTAAGGTCTATTATTGAAGAACTTAATGAACTACCCCTTGCTTTGAGAGATAAGAGTAAGTACAATAGAAGTACCAATCTTATAAAGTACACATAGGAGCCTTAATGCCAGACAATTTTTATGTTCAAGATTCATGTCTTGCTTGCAAGTCCAAAGACCTAGTAAACTATATGAATCTTGACGACCAACCTTTAGCTAATACTTACCACACTCAAGCAGATAAAATCCAAGAGAGGTTTCCCCTCAGGCTCAACTTTTGTACTAATTGTTCTCATTCTCAGTTGAGCCATGTTGTTCACCCCCAACTTCTCTTTGAGAATTACTTGTATGTCTCAGGTACTACAAAGACTCTTGACAATCATTTTTGTGATTATGTACGGGATGTTCTTTCTGACATTAGTACTAGGGTGCCTCGCCCCTCAATACTAGAGATTGGCTCTAATGATGGCAGTCTTCTAGTTAAGTTCCTAGAACAGGGTTGCACAGTCCTGGGGGTAGACCCTGCTGAGAACTTAGCTACCCTTGCGGAAGGCAAGGGAGTGAGGACAATAGTTGACTACTGGAGCATGTCTACAGTTAATGACCTACAAGAACACTTTGATGTTATCATAGGTAATAATGTATTTGCTCATAATCTAGACCCTGTTGGGTTCCTAGAGGCTTGCCTCGCCTCTTTAGATGAAGGTGGAAGAATCTACCTAGAGATGCCCTTATTCCCTAGTACTGTTAACTCACTAGATATTGGTCAAATCTATCACGAGCATGTAAATTTTTTTAGTCTCAAATCCTTCAAATCCTTACTAGATACTCAGATTCCTTGTCTTAAGATTGTAGACTTTAAATCCTTCCCCGCCATTCATGGGGGAACTGGTAGGTTTGTACTAGCTTTGACTGATAAGCACTCCCCTGATATAGACAAGCTTATTGAGAGGGAAGAGAAAAGAGGCTTTCATTCCCTTTCCACTTACAGGAAGTTTAATGAAGATGTTCTAGCTAACCTTATGAACCTCTTCAAGGCTTGTAATGCTCAGGACATGCTAGGTTATAAAATAATAGGTTATGGGGCAGCAGCTAAGGCTTCTACTATCCTCGGGGTCCTCAAGGGAGGAGTTAAGCCTGAATATATCATAGATGACAATCCCCTCAAGGTGGGTAGGTTTATGCCTAACACCTCAATACCTATTCAATCCTTCCACTCCTTGACAGGAGAGGATAGGTTAGCTATCATTATCTTCCCTGGCAACTTCAAGAGTGAGATCAAGGAGCGCCTACAGAGAACCCTAGGTAAGAACAACGTAGTTATTAACATCACCCCCTTTGTCTCTGTAGAGGATTTGTATGATTAGTATGAAGTTTCTAATCTTATTATTCTCCTATAACCGCCCCCACCTTATTCAGGAAGCCTTAAGGAGTGTAGCTAACTCTACCCACCAGGATTGGCATCTTGCCCTAATTGATGATGCCTCTACTGCTTTTGATGTACCTGTTACAGTAATGGATATTTTTTCTATAGATCAGATAAATAAAAGTACTTTCTATCTTATAGAGGATACTAAAGAAGATAAGCTTGCACGTAAAGGCTCTTGGATTGGAAGAGAGGCTAATCACGCTATGCTTACTATTCCTTCAGATGTATGTGTATTCCTTTGTGATGATGATAAGCTACGCCCTACCTACCTAGAGGAACTTAACAAATACTATACAGAGAACCCTGAAGTTATGTATTCTTATTCTCATATTCATACATTTGGAGAGGGGGCTGATGGGTCTTCCTGGCTAAATAAAACAGATACTTTAGATCCTTTCTGTCAGGTAGATGCTTCTCAGGTTACCTGGAGAACTTCCTGTATTACTGAGGGAGGGGTACGCTTCCCCTTCCCCAAGACCTCTTGTTTAGATTCTGATTTGTTTGGGCAACTTTGTGAGAAATATGGACTTTGCCCATTTAATGGGATTACCGGGCAGGACAAAAGGATTCATCCTCGGATGCTTGGAATAACTCAAAATTTAGATTCTATAGATTAAAATCAAAACCTGAGCAATTACTCTTCACTTGATAGGATAGATTAATGGATTATTTATTTAATGATGAACACCTAGACCTTGTTAGAGAGCAGGTTTGGGAGTGTAAAGATGATATCTCTGTATATGGTAGACTGGCAGAATATGAGCTAGAGTGCTTTAAAGAGCACCTTCCTGAGACTGTTCATATGTCCTTAGAGGTGGGAGCTGGGATGGGCAGAGGCTCTATTCAACTATCTAAGCTCTATCCTGATGCTTGGTTTGTATTAGCTGATCGGCAAGGTAGAACCAAGAATGATGGTATCTTCTTCCCTGAGACAGACGAGTACTATAATGACTTTAAGATGACAGAGAGCTTCTGCCTCCTTAATAAGCTTAGGAACTTTGAGACCTTTGATACAGAAGAAGGAGATTGGAACTCCCTCCCTTTGGTTGATTTAATAACCTCCCGATGTGCTATGGGCTTTCACTTCCCTATAGATAGATATATTGATAGGTTGATTGAGGTATCATCTCCTGATGTAACTATGATTTTTGGTGTAAATTGTTTATTCAAAGACCATGAGAGATATGAGGATAGATTCAAAGAAGTTCACTTTATAGGAATCTCACCCAAGGAACCCTTCCCTCATCAAAGCTGGCTAGTTCTAAAGGGGCTCAAAGATGCCTAGTATTGGTTCAGTAGTACATATCTATAATGAAGAGATGCTTCTTCCTTTCTGGATTAAGCACCACCTTCCCTTGTATGAAAAGATGATATTTATTGACCATAGATGTACTGATAACTCTCTTGATATTATTAGAGAGCTTGCCCCAGAGGCTTTAGTCCTTCCTACCCGCCTTGCTGATTTTAATGCTGGGCAAGTAGATCATGAGGTAATGGAGGTTGAGGCTAGGTATCTTAATACTGATTGGAAGATCTGCTCCAACATAACTGAGTTTATGTGGTGTAAAGACCTACAAGAGGTATTGAATGAGTTACCTGAGGAAATCAGGGCTTTGAAGTTTCATGCATATATGATGGTAGATAACCAGTCCAGCCCTCTTGAGGGCAGTCTCTGGAAGGATAGAACTCATGGATATCTAGATGATGGCTCTGCCCTCAACTCTAGACGTGCTAGGTTCATTCATAGAGAGCAGCATGGAGCCTATGGTCTGGGAAGGCACAATACTGCCCACCTAAGTAGTGGAGACTCTACACATAATATACTCTTTGCTAGCTTCTCCCCCTGGCCCCAGGCTATAAATAGGAAGCTTCAAGTTCAAACCCAGATTCCTATCAGTGATAAGATGGCAGGTTCAGGAATACAACACATACAGAACCCTGAAACTCTTAATAACTTCTACCATAGTGAGTTGATTAAATCTACAGATTTGCTACTTGACAGTAATTTCAAAAGGAACTATGATTATTACATGAGCTTAGGAGATAACTAAATGGAAGTATTTGGACACTTTTTTAAAGGAATGCAGCAAGTACTTGTTCCTGAACTAGGAATCTTCTTTGGTGTGCTTATTGCTCTTCTGATGTTAATCATTCTTGTAGCTTGCATCTTTAAGCTAGCTGGTGATGCTATACTTTGGATGACAAAAGATTAAAAGTTTTCCTCCCCCTCCTTGTTTGGTAACCAATGAAGTCCTCAGAAATGGGGGCTTTGTTGGTTTTAGGGTAAAATTCTCTTTGGTAAGTTAAGGGGAATTTAGATGTCATATGACTGGCGTAATTACATATCAGTATTGACACCTGCCGCCTCAGGGACTTTGATATTTTCTGTTGAAACCTATGATGCTTCCCCCAACATCACACTAACCCTTCCTGTGACTGCTGGAAGCTCTATGGATGAGATTAGCTTAGCTAATCAGATAAGTAACCAATTTACTACTCTCTTGACCCAGGCATGTGCTATCTACCAAGGAATCCCTGTCTTTTCCTTCTTCCCCCCTAATGCTAATTTCTACGTAGATAAAACAGATCATGTAGTTAGCTTCTGGTCACAAGCTCAGTACCGGCTACAGCTTGTGAGTAATACGACCGGGGCAGCTATACAAATATCTCCTACCCCTACCTTGCTTACACTAGCTCAGGCTGAGAGTATGGCTCCTTTGGTTGGGGTAGACTTCTCAGACTTCAATGAGAATGACCTTACAGATAACCAAATAATGGAGCTTCTTCAAATAGCTTCAAACCAAATTGTTAATATAGTTAACAATCCTATAATTATTGCCAATCACCTACTGGAAATCATAGGCAATATGGTAGGGTCAGTTAAATTAGATTCTAAACCAGTACTGGACTATGATCCTCCTGTTATCAACCGTCCTAGTGTTCTTCTACCTCTAAGCCTTCCTATTCTCCAATCAGGATACTCCTATGACATTGTAAGAAACAAGGGAATCTTCAACTATCGTTATGACTCTAATCTCATTAATGCTTGGGACCCTTATGATTCCAATAATGAAGTAAGAATGACCTACCGGGCAGGTAACCTTAATATTCCTAGGATTATCCAGGAAAAGGTCATTCAGGTTGCTGGTATATCCCTCAATACATCTAGCATTAAGTCCCTCAAGGGGGGCAGTGCCTCTGTAGAGTTTAGACTTCCCCAGGAAGCACTAGCTGCTATTTCTGCTGAGTTAGCTCAGTTTAGGATTAGATAATGGCTAGTCTAAAGAAGATATTTAATCAGTATAATCAGCTAGCAGGGAAGATATTCTCTGATGTTAATTTTGATTTCTACCGCCCAGATTACAAAGTAGCTAATCAATCTCTAACTCTTATTGCCTCTAACAAGAGTGTTAGGTTTGATACAAGGGCTGCTCAGTGGGCTGAACCTGCTCTAGCTGAGGGAATGTACTATGACCTTTTCCTTAATAGAAAGATTATTCAGGCTGGAGACATTCTAGTACCTACCGGGCTAAGCCCTACCGCTTCAACCATAGGACCCTACCCAGTTATTACTGTTGAATCTATATCAGCTCTTAAACCTTGTGTAGGACTCCTGACAGACCATATAGGGTACATTAATGATGGGGAGACTACTAACTACACCAATGTTAGGTGGCAGTGGGGAAGTATAGGTCAGCCTAAGCAGTCTGGAGACAGATCTGTGATTGCTGATGTTTTTCCTTTTGACCGTCGCAAAGCTATTATGTACCGTAGGCAGAATGTAGGGCTTCCTGTTCCTATCCAAAAGGGTAACTTCCTGTATGAGTATGTAGATGCTCCTGGGGGAGTTATTCGCTGGAGGATTATGGATATGCTTTCTAGTGGTAACTTTACAGTGCTTCAAGTTGAAGAGGATAACACCTAATGCCACAATCAGTCATAGCTCAATATCTACTTACTGATGTAGTAGACCATACAGCTGCTGAGATACGAGCACTGAACCCAGGAGTGTGGACATCAGATGATGAGGTTCCAATTTACCTCTATACCTCTCTTTGTACTCTCTGGACAGGCTCCTCAGGGAATGTCTCAGCCCTCAGAAAGTCTCTTATTTATAAATCAGGACAAGGACAGAACAAGTCTGCTGATAATATAGTCATCGACGGGGTTAGTTCTGAGTCAGCATTTAATCCAGATTCCAGGGAGAATGAGGGTCCTGCTTATAGTGATGAGTATGGGGCTGAGAATATTAGCTTATCTATTCTTTTCCAAACAACTGCTACCCCCACCCAGAACCTTACTAAGAACTATAATGCTGACCTCCGAGTAAGACTCTTACTAGATGCTAAGTTTAGAGGACTGTGTGGGGTAAGTCAAAGTGTACCTATTCTTCCAGATGCTGATAAATCTATAGATAGGGATCATGAGTTCTTAGGACTGTGGGAGGGTTTCTTAACCAATCAAGCAGCTAATCAGCTCGTTTCTGTCTACACTTTCTCATTTGTTAGAAGCTACGCCAGGGCTATAATCCCCTCCTGATAAAATTCTAATGTCTTAACGATTAGCCTTTTAGGGGAGCAAAATGCCTAAGAATAGTCCTAACATCTTCGTCCCCACAGTGTCAATTGGCACACCTGATGTAGCTACAGGCGCTCTGCCTGGTCTTAACTCACTTGTCTTTAGTGCTAGTGCTGTTACTCCATCCACTCTTGTTCTCAATACAATCCAAGGTGCTCTGACTGTTGGAGCTACTTACCAAGTAGCCTTAGGTCTCTGGGGCTATGACCAAACCAACGGTGGTTGGACAATTGGTAGGGTCTCTCCTGGTTCTGGTGTTCTCTCTGTAACTGCTGGACAAGTAATTAAAATTGTTGTTCCTAATGCCAACTGGCCTTCAGGAACCTTCGGTACAAAACTAGCTGCTGTCTTCCTGAAGAAGAATAGCAGCAATTGGCAGCTTTGTCAACTAGGCTATATTGACCCCAACAATGATACTAATATCTTTGTTGTTAACGAAGCTATGCCTCAGTGTCCTACCCGCACCCTAGCGTTCCTACAGAATGCTTCTGGGGATGCTACTTTTGGTTCTATGGACCCTTATGGTAATAGTGATACTACCCTGGGACCAACTACTGGTGGTGTTACTTATGACCGTGGAGTTAGCCAAGTTACTGTCTCTCCAGACAACGCTCCTGACTACCAAGTTGTAACCTCTAGAGGATTGACCCTCACCTTCACTACTCTTCCTAATGACCTTGTAGATATCGTAAGAGCTTCTGCTGGTACTTATGTTAAAGGTACTGGAGATAATGCCTCAGTTATTGAGAACGCTCAACAAACCCTTATCACTGCTGCTGCTATCCTCCAAGGTTGCCGCTACATCACTATTGATGAAGTCAACTCAAATGGAGCTGCTGTAAAGAGAATCCTTGTCGGTAACCTTACTATCTCCCAATCACAACTTACCCTCAATAGAACAAAGACTGCTGTAGCCCCTGTTCAGTATAACCTCCAAACTAGTGGCAGTGACAGTTTATTGAATGGCCTTAACAGTGAGGTCAGTTTCTCCAGGGCGTAATAAACTAAAAAACCCAACATTTAAAGACCTCTCGAAAGGGAGGTCTTTTATTTAGGTAAAATCTAATCATGCCAAAACTAAGCCCCCCTATTGGACCTATATCTGCTGCCTATATTGGACTTACTGGTCAAGCCTCCGCGCTGACCCAGCTAACTTCTGTTAGGACTAATGGAGCTTCCTTTACTGAGAACCTCCCCTCAGAGTATGTGGTCAGCCAAGGCAATACAGTACAGAATGGTAATCACTCTGTCTCTTTTGTTCTTACCTTTTTAGGTAAAGAGGATGAGGTAGTTAAACTATGCAGAGGACTTTCTCCCTTCGCTACAGATATTAATGCCCCTCCCGCCCAGACTAGATATGCTCTTATGGTCCTGGGGGCTTTCCCTAACCTTGGGGGATGCTACTACTTTCCTGATATCTGGACAAACAAAAGTGTTGAGCTTTCCTTCAGTAAAGGATCGCCTACTACAACAGTAGTTACTTTCTCCTGTGAGAATAGGGATGTTACAGTTCCTTTGTTTTATGAGGGACCTCTTTCCACTATGTCTCTCTATGCTTCAGGGCAGTATCCACTCTAAAATTGATAAACTTCTTGTGTCTGTTTTAAGAGGTTAATTATATAAATGGCAAAGATTGCTGAAGTTGCTTTAGGTCCCAACCGTCTTGTTGTAGAGATGAAACATCTCACTTGGGATAATATTGAAAAGCTTGCTGAAGGCTACTCCAAAGTTAAGCTTCAAGAGAGTATCTTTGGTCAGTACCCTATGAATGATGATGAGACTTATGAGCAATGGGCTGAGCGGGTAGCTCCTCAGATTGATCTTGAGGGTCAGCAAAAGGAAGGAGAAAGCTATAAGGACTTCGTAGTTCGGGTCTTTGACCTTAAGCTTATGAAGAAGAATACAGTATTTGAGACTCTTAAGATTGTAGCCTCCCTCACAGGGCAGGAAGGAAAGGTTTCAGAAGAAGCCTTCCGCGCCTCTGCTTATCCAGAGTGTAAAGAGTTCCTCAGTACTATTTTTAGTAAGTGTGATATCCCGGTAAAGGATTTTGACTAAGGAAATTCTCTATTCCCAAGAGGACTCAGAGGAAGAACCAGAGACTTTTGAGGAGCTTCTCTTTCAGCGAAAGATCTCCTACTACCTTAAAGTGGGTATGTTCTTTGGGTGGGATTGGCAAGCCTTTGAAGCTACCCCCTACCCAGTTACTAAGGAGCTAAGTCTAGAGATAGATGACAGAATTGCCAACCTTTCTGTTAAGGGAACTATGTTCAATTGGAACTCTTTATCCATCCTAGATGCAGTATCTACTGTGCTGGGAGGCAAGACAGAATAGGTAGAATTTCCCAGTATAGGGGAAATTATGTATCTTACTAGAATAGTTCTAGCTACAGAATCTAAAAGGTCTTTAGAACGAGTTAAGAAGGTCTTAGGTAATAAAGCCTATCAATCTCTTACCGAGAAGACTACTAAGAGGGTTAATATCTTAGGCAACTTAGCTTTGGATGCCTACCGTTCTAAGGTTCCAATTAATAGTGGTTCTCTTAGGGATTTTAATATACGCTTTGAAGCAGCTACCCCCCAGACTGGGATTGCTAGTGTTATAGTAGATGGCTCTCACAAGTCTGCTGACCGTAAACTAGCTGCTAGGTTTGGTGAAATATCTCAAGCAGATGTACTTGCTCAGGTCCTTGATATAGGTACATATGAGAAGAGTGGGCTGTATAAGCGTACAAGGGATTCCTTTGCTACAGGTAAGTTCTCCTTTATTAAGAAGGACATCCCTACCAAGGGATGGATTTCAGCCGCTAGGAGAGCCCTAGGGCAGGCTAGGAGGAGCATCTAATGGCAGATACAGAAATTGTAGAAGTTCTCCTAAAACTCTCCAACCCAGACATATTTGATAAGCTGGAGAAGCTTAAGAATAACAAAACAGTTCTTGATATAGGTATCAAGGATAATGGTAAACTGACTGAGATTCTTTCCCTGGCTGGAAAGCAAATCAAAATTGATGTAGTGTCTAATGATGCCAGTGCTCTAAAGTCTCTTCAGAATATTAAGGATACTCTTAAGGACATATCCTCCCTCAAGACTATCTCATTAAACTTGAGTGGTAATGTTATTGCTGACCTTGAGAAGGTTAATAACCTTATGGGTCAGATTCAAGCTAAGGCTTTACTACCCCAGCTTTCCCAACTGGGAGCAGTTCAGAATAATAATGTAAAGACTCTTCCCAGTACTGCTTTTCAACCAGGCGGTGCTTTAGATCAAGCAAGAGCACTTCAAGCAATACAGGCAGAAGGAGCTAGGCAGCTTCAGAACTTAAAAGCTCAGTCAGTGAATCCTCAACGGGCAGCAGGAACTACACCCCTCGGGACTCTAGATCAATTTACTTCTTCCTCAAATAGGTTTGTTCCTATTAATGGGGGGTCTGTAGATAATAGAGACCTTATCACCATTGAGAGACAACGCAGGAGAGCCCTTCAGGATGCTCAAGAGGCTCAATTTAGAGCTGAGGCAGCTGCCCAGGCTGCTAGGCAACAAGAAGAGCTTAAACGTGCTCAAAATATTGCTGCATATAATCAAGCTATTGCTCCTAGTTCTAGTTTAGCTCAAAGACAAGCTAACCAAGCAGCTCAGGCTAATGCTGTTATTGCCTTTGGTCAAGCAGGCGCTCCTTTCTCATTACTGAGCCAGAGTCCTGCTGCTCAACAGGCTGCTGGTATTGCCGCCTTTAGGTCTTCTGTGGGGACTATTCCCCAGGGTAAGTTCAGCCCTATTGGACAGGGTGAAGTTATTAAGAAGCAAAGAGAAGAACTCTTTAAAGAACTAGGACTCTCTCTTATTGGTGAAGGTAACCCCCTTGTTGCTGGAGGTAAGGTTCTTGGTGGAATTGCTGGACAACTTGGAGGACCCGGAGGAACTTTACTAGGCGCTCAAGTTGGTGGACTGGTAACTGAGAGAGCTGTTCAGACCTTTGAGGGACTAACTGAGGTGCTTAAGAAGGCAGCTGAGGCAGGTCTAGCTTATAGAGAATCCATTCTTTCTATTACAGCTGTTTATCAAGCTACTACCCAGGTTACTGACTCTAAGGGAAATGCCTTAGGAATATCTGATCAACTACAGTTTCAACAAAGAAGGGGTGAGCAAACCCAGCTTCTAGCTAGAAAAGAACTAGCCCCTCTAGGTATTACTGGAGATAAAGAAGCCTCCCTTGTTAGGGCTATTATTGCAGGTGCTGCTCAAAGAGGTATCCAGTTTACCCCTGAGCAAATCACTAAACTTGCCGCTAGGTTTGGGGGAGCTATTCAAGTTCAACGTCCTGACCTATTTAATAACTTCTCCCTAATTACTAGAGATATTGAGGATTACTTCTCCCAACCAGGAAGAAATACAGTATTCAAATCAGTAGTTGGGGGCTTCACCCCAGGAGCTAAGAATGCCTCTAATGCGGAAGATTTCTTAAAGGCTACAAAGCAATTGGATGTCTTTCCTACAGCACTAAGAGATAGTAGCCTACAGAACCCAGGACAAGCTCTAAAAGGTCTCAACGGGGCTGTTGATATTGCTTTAACTACTTTTGGGGATTCCCTTATCCGGGGCTTTGTTGGTCCTATAAATAAAGCAACCGCCCTCTTAAATGATCCAAAGTTCCAGACAGCAATATCTGGTCCTGGAGTTACTAGATTCTCAGAGGCATTAGGGGAGCTAGGTCTTGGGCTCATAAGAGTAACTAAAGAAGTCTCTGTACTTACTGCTTCTGTTCTCAAAGGACTAGCTCCTGCTATAGAAGTAATCAATAAAGAACTAGCAAAGATTAATAAGCCCTTTGCTCAAACACTTAAGGAAGTTGCGGGAGACCCTGATTTTAATGGACTGAGAGCAGCTAGGGGTCTTGGGCCTGCTGTAGGATCTCCCGACCGCAAAGCAGAAATAACTCCCCTCATTAATAAGCTAGTTAAGGGAGGGAACTTAGTTGAGAATCCTCCTGAAACTAACCTAAAAACTGTTCTAGGCGCACTAGGTATTGAAGGGGGGTCCTTTGAAGGGCTATCTAAAATAGATGGCTTTGAGGCTGCTGAGCTTCTAAAGAGTGAAGACTTTGCAAATATTGCTGGAAAGATTATAGGTAAGAATCCTTCTGATGGATTTAAAACAAGAGCCTCCCTTCTTCAGCTAGGTAAAGCTAGTATTAATAACCGTCTTGAGGGGTTGAACTCTCAATTCAATAGAGAGGATGTAGGGGAGAACCTCCAATTCCTTAGACAAAGATCTGGACTTTTGGGAGAGAGAATACAGAGTAGTCAGGCTATTGTTGATAACGCAGCTAAAGAGAAAGATAGACTTCAACGAATATTTAATGAATCCCAGACTGCTGATGCCAGGGCTGGTAATTTAGGTCAGCTTATTAAAGCTACTGCTGATTTAAGAAGAGCTGAAAGGGAGCTAGCTACCGCCCGCCTAGAAGGACGAAAAGCTACTATTGAGGCAACAGATGCAGCCAAGAGATTGAGAGATGCTTTTGCATCTGCTACAGATACTGGTACTTTTAAAGGACAGGTTCAGTCTGTTCAAGAGAGTAGACAAGGAGCCTTAAGGGATTTAGGGGATGCAGCAGCTCAACGCAAAAGTGGACTTATATCCCAAGAAGAGTTTGAGCTTCGCACTAAACAGGCAAATACTAAACTAGCTCAAGCTGATAGAGCTAAAGAGTTACTTCCTGTTCTTGGAGCAGAGGGAGCAAACAATGCCACAATTGCCTCCCAGAAGCTGGGAACCTTTGCTCAAGAGGCAGCTGAGAAGACTAAAGCTTATGGGGATGCCCTTACAGGTGCTACCCGCGCCCTGGATAATTTTAAGGATGACCTACAGCTGCGTAAGTTGGGAGCCAAGGGTGCCCAGATAGCTGCTGCTGAAGCTGTAGCTGCTGCTGGGGGGACAATAACAGGACTTGGAGTTGATCAGGATCTTGTAAAAGGTTCTGGTTTTTTTTCAGAAGAGTCCCGTGCTCGTTTTGAAAGAAAGGTTGCTGAAGAGAATCTACGAGTTGCTAATAGAAATGTGGACCAACTTGGTGAGGTAGATAAAGAACAGCAAAATAAACTAGAGGAAAATAAAGGACAAGCTGAGCGATCCAAGTCTCTCCTGCCTTTTGAGCTTCAAGGAGATAAGCTTAGCAGAATAAGAAAGTATATTGAATCTCGTCAATTCCTAGGAGAAAAAACAGATCCCAAGGTTATTCAACAGCTAATTGATTCAGAAGATCCCCAACCCATACAAGGTCCTAGCAACTCTACTGGTGGGTATACTGCGGGAGGACTTAGCCCTGTATTTGGGGGAGTTACTCTTCCTCCAGCAATTCAGAAATATCTGAAAGCTATGGGAGTGAAGGTTAATATTAATGATGGATTTGATCCAGATAAGAGCCACCCACGAGGATATGATGCAACTTCAACATCAGATGATGTAAGAGGAGGATACAATCCATCCGACAAACAAATTAATCTATATAAAGGAGCAATAAAAGGAGGTCCTGAAGAACTTCTTACCGTACTTTTACATGAGGCTGGACATGCTATTGACTTCACTGCTGGGGAAGATCCTTCCCTACCTTATGGGTATAAAGCGAAGCTGTCCTCAACAAAACTTTTTACTGAGGCTTACAAAAAAGACCTTGCTTCAAAAAAAGGAGAAATGGGAAGTTATTTTAAGTCTGAAAAAAATGGAGGAAGCCAGGATAATGATAGGGATGCTCAAGAAGAGGCATTTGCTGAGCTTGTACGAGATATTATTAGGGGAAGTGGGGACGAAGTAGATGGGTTTAAGAACTCAAAAGAAGCTGCTACTAAGCTTCTAGTAGATACACTTGGAACCAAAGAAATTGGACCATTCCCAGCCTACCCTCAACTCATAGGAGGTCCTACTGGGGTAGAGCTTACTGGTGGATTGTTTGATAAAGCTCCCACCAAGTCTCAACAGTACAAAGAGTTTATTGAGAAGAATAAACTCAAGCAAGCTGGGCTTATTCCTAACATATCTGATGTTGGGGGTGGGGCTAATACTGATATCTATAGTGGTATTGTGGGAGGATTGTTAGATTCTAATATTGATAATATTAGACCAAACGCCCCCAAGCTTCAAGGTGGAATCAATATGTCTTCTGAGGAAGCCCAGAAGAAGGATGAAGCTACTACTAAAGTTATTGATGCTATCAAAGATGGCTTCTCTAAGCTTGAGGGTAATATCAGGCGGGGGATTGAATCCTCCTTTGGGAGTTAACTAGATGCCTATTAATCCTACAGGGACACCAATAACCCTAGTAACTGCTGCTTCAACTTCGGTAGTGCTTTATGCTTCTGAAGTTAGTAAGACTCCTCTTATTGAGCCATTCCAGCGCCTGGAGTTTGATAATGATAAGCTAAGGGCAGCTAAGACCCCCCAGGGCGGCTTGCCTATGATTATCACTACAGTAGCTAATACTCCCATACAGGTAAGTATTGTATGTGCTGATGACTACCCCCGACCCTTGACTCCAAACTCATTAGCTAATTTGGCAGCCATTAACCAGAAGTTCTCAATCACTCGCTTCCAGATGCGAGGGACTTCTCAAGATGTAGCTGAACTGGAAACAGTTCGTGCCCAGGCTTTGGACCATGAGAACTTACTACAGAAATTCCAATATCACGCTACTAAAGCTAACTCAGATATATCCTACCCAGACTTGGTATCCCTACAAGCCGAGAGCTTTGATTATTTAATAAACACAGGGGTCTCAATAAGTGGACCCTGCTTAGGTGCTACCTACACAGGGATGCTTATAGTTTCTTTTGACATAGACTACACCCACCAGTTTACTCAAGCAGATGGTACTAACAAGAACTTAGCTTCCTGGTCTATGACTATTGATCAGCGGGGGATTTCTTCCCAGGCAGTTTAACATGCCCATTATATGAGGGTTTATTGGAGTATTTGCTATAAGGCGTATTTAGAGCCCTTTCCAGGTCCCAGCTATCATTAAGCCGTTTTCTAAGCACATTCCTAGAAACTTTAGAGACTTCAGGAAAAGCCTCAAATAACTCTACTAAGCTATATTCCTGACCCTTATATAGTAGTTTCTTAGTGTTTTTTCTATTGTTATTGTTCTTTTTGGATGTAACAAATCTTAGATTTCCAGGTTCATAGTTACCATCTCCATCTATCCTATCTAATTGAAGACCATCTTCATAATTTAGAGTCATACAGTAATCATAGAAGGCTTTAAAATTATTTATCCAGGGCTTATAGACCCCTATACCACGTTCCCCGTACCATTTGTATTCTTTAACATTAGGATTGAAACATCGACTTTTCATGTTCCTCCAGACCCCATTAAGAGGGTGGTTCACAAGTCCATGCTTAAGGGCTGAGCTGTTATCTGAGCGATAGCATCCACAAGATTTAATTTCTCCATTTAATAATCTAGCGCGAGGAGTAAATACCTCATTACCACACTCACAGCTACATCTGAAAGCCCAGGATTTTTCTCTTATTTTTACATACTCAATTACAGTAAGTCTAAATATTTTCTTACCTACCAAGTCTGCACTTTCTGATCTTTTACGTCCAACCATAATTCAAATCCACCATTAAACTAGTTTCTTATTTTATTCTACCATAAATTTAGATAAACTTCTTTTGTATGTTGGGAGATTTATTCATTGGCTATTGGATTCTATACTGATGAAAGCTTCACTCCTGGGTCCTTAATAGATCTTATAGATTTATTTATAGGGGACGGGGTTACTACTACTTTTGTTTGTGTTAACAAGTCTGTTCAGAGGTTGGCCGCTACTATTACAATTGGTGCCCAACAGGTGAATCAGTATAATGGTGGTTTCACTAAGGATATTGGAACTAATAGCTTTACCTTAGCTACCGCCCCAGCCAATGGGACTGTTGTGGTAGCTCCTGGCATTAACATGCTTACCTTTCCAGTTTTTGACCAGGATGATGTTCCTGGAGAGACTGAGCCCAGGGTTAATGAGCAGCCTTTCTGGTTAGGTGATCCCTCAGATATAAACAACCAGTATTATAATAACCTGCCCCAGTTTGATGGGATTCAAATAAGTATTAATGACCTAATCAGTGCTACAGGCGCTCAAACCTCTTGGTGTCAATTAGCTTGTGCTGACCCTACTACAGGATTGGCTATGACTTATGGAGCTACTGGGGAGGCTCTGTATACTGCTGCTATCCAATCCTTTGGGGTTGCTTTTGCATCTTCAGCTGCTGGAGCCAGTTCAATATTCTGTAGTACAGCCTCAACATTTACTGCTGGTGATTATGTCACTATTAACCTAGGAACTGCAAGTCAAGAGATTAGGAAGATAGCACTAACGTCCAACTCCTCGGGAGGTTATCTAGGATTCACTACGACCTTTGATTTCCCACACTATATTGGGGAGACCATATTTACTACTGGAAGGAAGTTTTGGTGCAAAGTAACCGCCCCACTTGATGTTGGAGGTGGGCAAGCTGTTAATTTTTATGATGAAGGCCCCCGCGCTCGCGGTAGAATTGTGAGTAGAGTTTAAGGAGTTTCCAGTGGACGTAGAAGTAACTACTATCCCAGTTCCCACAAGTGTTTGTGGCATCTGGAGAAAAATAGAAAGAAATTTAGATGGTGATGTAGTTCAGGATGTAGTCCTTAAGAATCTTGTCACTAATGTTGGCAAGGACCAACTCATTGCTAACCTATTAGCACTGACTGCCTCTGCTGGAGTAATTGCTCTAGGGGTAGGAGCCTCTACAACTACGGCTACTGTAAGTGATACACGCCTTACTTATGAGCTTATTGGTAACGCTACCCGCAAGACCTTAACTAATACATCAGGGGCTGCCCTCTCCCCCTCTGACATAGTTACTGGGGATACTACTATTGTTATCAATGCCACAAGCTCTGCTACCTTTACTAAGTCTATTACCTGTCAGGCTACTTACAACTCAGGGGATGGAAATAATGGTAATCAGTTTGGGGAGTATGGGTTGTTTACCTTAGTAACCAATCCAGGAACTCCTACCAGCACAAGTGGTGTAATCTTTAATCACCTGATTGACCCAGATCCTACGTTTAAAAACGCTAGCAACTCGGTAAGTATACAAATATCCCTCTATTTTTAACGCAATCTGTATTGTGGTAGAATAAGTATCACAATCTATTAGAGGGTTTGTATATGAAAGTTAAAAATTTAATTGGGCAGACTTTTAATCTACTTACTGTAATTGAAAGAGCTGAGAACACAGCTAGGGGAGTGGCTAGATGGCTTTGCTTATGCAAATGTGGAAATAAGAAAATAATTATGGGAACTCACCTTACAAGAGGAGAAATAAAATCTTGTGGGTGCTTACGTCAAGGTAACAAAACACATGGACTAATATCACATCCTCTTTATTCTAGGTGGAGTGGGATTATACAAAGATGCACTAACCCTAATGTAAGACATTATCCTTACTACGGTGGTCGAGGAATATCTGTCTGTAGTGAATGGTTAGATAGTAGTGAATCCTTTATATTATATATTGAAAAGACCTTTCCTAACTGGGAAGAATTTTTAGAAAAGCGTTACCAAATAGACAGAATAAACAATGATGGTAACTATGAACCAGGTAACCTTAGATTTGTAAGTCAAAAAGAAAATAACAACAATAAGCGCCCTAGAAGTAAAAAGGGATTAGACCCCTACAACCACCAAGGACCTAATATTAAAAGCCTAGTAGGTGAGGTCTTTGGTAAGCTTAAGGTTATAGAGTTCTTAAGAACTGAAAAGGGAAGGTCTGTATGGCTTTGTAACTGTGAATGTGGAAATAATTGTGAAGCATCTTCTAATGTGTTGACGCCAGGGCATAAATCTTCTTGTGGTTGTTTGAAGATAGAAGTAAGTAAAAATCGAGAGACCCACGGTATGAGAAATAGCCCTATTTATGCCACCTGGACAAGGATGAAGAAAAGAGCAGCTAGTGGAAATATAGAACTCTATAGTGGGTGGTTAGATTTCACTGAATTTGTATCGTGGTCTAAATCCCAGAATTGGGAAAAAGGGCAACTTCTTAGATTTAAGGATGTCTTAAAGGGATACTACCCCGATAATTGTTACTATACTTCATCAAGGAAACAACAACCCTTGTCTTCAGGAGGAGACCTCCATGATTATAGGCAATAGGGCTGATATTTGTGATGCCTCAGCAGTAGCTAACTCTCTAGCCTCTGACAACACTAATATTTATTATGTTACCAGCCAATCCTCATTTAAGCGTGTAAACCAGGAAACTGGCACAATCACACTTAACAATATTGCCTCATCTATTAATTGTTATGGGGTTGCCCTCATATCTGCCGCCTCGACTGTGCAAGTGTTTAGCAGTGCTAACGTATACTTTACTGATGTAACTACTGGTGCTTTTTCAGTCATTACCTCAGGAGCTGCTTCAGTAGTAAAGGTAGGGGTAGGCTATCAACAATTAGCTGCCAACCCAAGTACTAAGATTGCAGTTGCTACAAGAACTACCAACAATACAGTAACTCTTATTGATGGAAATACCTTTACAGTCTCTGCTCTTTCTGTCTCAATGGGAGGGGCACAAGCTACTTGCGTGGCAGCCAAAACAGGTACTAGTAACTTCTTTGCAGCCACTAGTGCTACCAGCACCCTAACTATTTATGAGTTTAATACCTCAGGTACAGTCATAAAGAGCTTCTCCCCAGCAATAACTCGGGTAGGTGGGGCTCTAAGTACTTATGAAATATCAGCCATGACCTATTATGATAACTACCTGCTGATTGCAACTACTAGTGGTACTTTACAGCTATATGATTGGTCACAATCCACCCCAGTTTTGTTAGATACTCTCCAGTATAACAACTGGAATAATACCTACGCTCCCTGCCTAAGCAATAATGTTAGTGGTACTTGTTATTTTGTATCCTCATGCCAAACAGGCAGTAACTATGGGGCTATAAATGAGATCTGCTTTGATAGAGGTAGGCTATTTCCTGCTAGTGTTTGGACTGGTATGAATACTACTGCTGTAGGCTCTGCCCTCACCCTCTCCCCTTCATCTCAGATCTTGGGAATGGGAACAGGAAATAGCAGTTCCCTTCCTGCTATGAAGATTTACTCTGTAACTCCTGTGGATAAGGTAAACGTACAGACACGCCTTCAGGACCCTCCAACAGTTGATATAACTGGAAGAGTTATAAGAATAAGGGATGCTGGAGTGGGAAGGTCTTTTGTGGAGTTAGATACTACAGTAACTGCTGGAGTTAATGAGTTACCTGCCAATAATGGCAGTAACTATATTGAATTGGCTCTAATCACCTCCCCTAACAAATGGGATGTGAGGGAGTTTAAAGCGTAATGTTAACCCCCCTAGCTAGTGCAACAATAACAGGCTCTCCTACTTTCTACCGAGGCTGCACATACGAAGCAGCTAATGAAGCAATAATTGTAGATACTGGATCTATTTTACGTAGATTTAGCTTGGCTACATATAACCAGACTGCCAGCTCAGCTATTTCTGCTAACTGTGCAGGTGTTGCTCTTATTTCAGGAGCTTCTGCTGTTATGTGCCACTCTAGTGGAAGTATAGTTAGCTACTATGAAATATCTACTGGTTATGTACAAACCCTGGTTGCCCCCTCAAACTCAACTAATGGTAAGAACCAAATCATAGCTGGAGACCCTACAACAGGGGTAGCTATGTATGTAACAAGCCTTTCAGGTAATACCTTAGTTAGGGTATCTTCTTCATTTTCTGTAACTAATATAGCAGTTCCTCTCTACTCAAGTGGAGACGCAGGATTTAGCTGTATTATTAATAAGTCCTCAGGTAGATGGTATGCAGGAGGTCTGTCAGGGGCTATTTATGAATTAGATAGCAGTGGTAACATTCTTGACCACTTCATGCCATCTATCAACAATCAAGGTATGGCGTTTGCTAATACTACTAATGGAAGTAATGCATACATAAGTAACATGGCTTATGATAATAATATCCTAGCAGTAGGGTACTTTGATGGCACTACTCTCTTCTTTGATACTACAACAAGAACTGAGATCTATCAGCACTCTGCCCGCTCTACTAGCAGTACTAATGGTACTCTTCTAGCTACTGCCTCTGGAGAGCTATTTGGTATATATCATGGGGTCTCCAACCCTGGAGATGTAGTATGGGAAGCTGATATGTCTCTAAACCCTATGATGGTGTATGGTAATATACATACTGGCTCTACAGGAACTCCTCAGGATATAGGTGTGTCTACCACCAGCAGCAGAGGTTGGTGGCTACAACCCAACTCATCCTCAGTAGCTACCATAACTTTCTTTAGTGTTTCTGGAGTAAGACCTACAACTACCCGGACTATTACAGTGACCTCAGGAGGAGTAGACCAGAAAGCCAGGGTTCTTCTTGTAGATAGTGCTTCTGCTGTAGGTCGCCCATACCTAGATACCTATATGCAATCACCAGCTACTTATAGAGTACCTACCGGTAAGACTATTATTGAGTTAGTAAAAATTGGGGAAGGGGAAACCGCTACCTGGGATTGCTCTCAATATAGCACCTAGGAGGGGCTGTGCAAGACAACACTGGTCCCAATAATAACATATGGCCTGTCCACAAGAATTTCTCTTCTGTTGGCAGTGACTCAACACATACTTCTTCCTACAACCCCTTAGCCTCTTCTGATAGAGCTTTTCAGGACTTTAAAGTTCTAGGAACTACCTCTACCTATACTGCTCCAGGGTCATCGGGCTTTCAGTATGTAGGTGGGGGTAGCCCTCTTGTTGTAGTTACTAAAGCCTCTTCTGAGGTAGTTCCTACTTATGATAGTTTCAATAAAGTTGTCAACATAACTAAGACCTTTAATGAGACAGTAGTTGAGACTGACTTTATGTTTAATGGGAAGAAGTTCTTCTCAGAATATGAGCCAGTAGCT